AAGAGTCTTTAAATGCGGAAATCGCAACTAAAACTACTAAAGTAGAAAACACAATGAAAGAAGATAAAGAAGTGAGAGGTTACTCTCTATTTAAAGCTATCAACGGCTTAATGAACGGCAACTTAGAAGGTCTTGAAAAGGAACTTCACGATGAAGCTGTAGAAGAAGCTCGTGCTGCTGGACGTACTATTAGTGGATTAGGTATTCCTTCTCGCTTATTAGAATCTCGTGCTGATGTTGTTCAAGGTGCTCCTGGAGCTGCAACTAATATTGCTGCTACTGCTGTTATGGGTTACCAAGAAGCTTTAAGAGAAGCGTCTGTATTCAATCAAGTAGGTGCTAATATTCTTACAGGTCTTTCTGCTGACACTCGTTTACCTATTACAGGAAAGCAATCTGTAACTTGGGAAGGTGAAGGTGATACTGCTGCTGATGGTGGTGCTGTATTTGGTAAACTAGATTTAACTCCACTTAGATTATCTTCTACTGTAGCTATTTCTAAGCAATTATTGATGCAAAACGGAATGGGAGCTCAACAAGCTATCGTTGCTGACTTAGGTCGTGCTGCTGGTGCAAAGATTGATGCTGCAATGTTCGCTGCTGCTAATGTTACTTCTGCTCCTGGAGCCGTTGCTGATGTTACAGGTGTACTTGAAATTACTGAAAACTCTTATTCTGCAAACGCATCTATCTTTGATGACTTCTGTTTAGCTGAGTCTGAATTAGCTGTTGGTGAAGGTCTTTCTGGGAACTTAGCTTATGTAGCTCACCCGAAATTAATGAAAGATTTGAAGCGTTCTGCTCAAGTTGCTGCTGTAACTGTAGGTTCTCAAGGAAACTTAGTTAACGGTTACCCAACTTACTACACTGTAGGTTGTACAAGCTCTGGTTCTGCTTCTGCTGATTTCTTATTCGGAGATTTCTCTAAATTATTCATCGGAATGTTTGGTGGTTTAGATATTACAATTGACCCTTACACGTTAGCTGCAAATGCTGAAGTTAGATTGATTGTAAATCAGTACATCGATTGGGGTGTAACTCAACCAGGTGCTTTCGTAAAAGCTACTTCTTTACTAGCTTAGTAAATAATTAATAAAGGGGAAGGTTCTTGCTAAAAGAGCTTTCCCTATTATTACTTTAAATTATTCATAAGACACAATTTATGTATCTCAATCCAAACACAAATACACAAGGCGATTTAGTTTTAGTCGACAATCCAACTACTCAAGTAGTATCGGTTGATGAGGTTAAATCTCACCTTAGAATTGACACTTCGGACGAAGATACATTACTTGGTTTATATATAGATGCTGCGACCGAAATGGCTGAAAACTTTTGTGGTCGTCACTTCATAACTCACGAGTACAAATTGTATTTCGATAGAGTAAAGAGTCAAGCTTCTTTAATTTACCCAGATTGTACTTTAGTAAATGTAGACGAGGTTACTGAACCTTTTGCTGCTGCTCAACGACCTGTCAATTGGATAGATTCGGACGATGTAGCTCAAGAATCTCAACTAGCTTACGTTGACGCTTACTCTAATCCATCTATAGTATATTTAAGTTCAGACTTCCCTGCAACGACCTTACAATCAAACGCTTCTAATGTGTTTTGGTTTTGGTTTAAAACAGGGTTTGGAGATGCTGACACAGACGTACCTGAAGGGATAAAGCAAGCTATAAAGTTAATTGTATCTGATATGTATTATTTCAGAGAGGATAGGAAACGAACTTTCCCGATGACTTCTGAGATATTATTACAACCTTATAAATGTTACTACTAGATGGCAGCGTTCATAAGCAAAGTATTAGCAGGCGAGTTTAATCAAAGGATTAAGCTGAAGTCGATTAATGCGACTCAAGACGCTTTTGGAGGGATTTCAGAGACTTATTCAACTCACACAACAGTTTGGGCTAATAAGAATGTAAAATCGCTTAGAGACGTTAAGGAGAAGTTTGAAGGAAAAGAACTTCAATCTTATTCGAGATTCGTATATATAGTAAGGTACTCATCCGAAACTGCTGCGATAAAGTCTAATTGGATTTTAGAAGAAGTAAACTCAGGATATTCTTACGATATTATAGGGTACGTTATAGACCCTCGTAAGGAATTTATCGAGATATTTGTAAAACAAGATTTACCGACTGATTCACCAATTTAACCAACGATATGGCTAAATTAGAACAACCGAAACACAAAATACACGTTGAGGGATTAGAGAAGGTTAAACGTGCTTTAAAGAGGATAGGTAAAACACCGAAGCAATCTAGGTCGCTAATAAATAAAGCGTTACGACCCGCAGCGCAGAAGGTAGCTAAAGCTCTAAAGGGTAAATACAAATACCGAACTAAGAATGTAATACCAGGTCAAAGATATGACGCATCGACTAAGACGAAAATTGGAGGTAAATCTATTGCAGACTCAATTGGTATAATAACTGCTAGAAAGTCTAAAGAGCCTGGTTTATTTATAGGTACTCGACTTAAACAAATCAACCCAACTTGGGTCGGTGGTGGAAAGAGTCGAAATTTACCTGCGATGTTAATCCAAGGTACAGGGATGAGAAAGCACAAGAGTGGAAAGAAGGTAGGTCGAATTAAACCTCAACCTGATTTCTATAAAGAAGTAGTCGACCAAAAAGGGTCAGATATAGCAGCTACAGCCGAAAGGGATGTAATGAAAATGCTAGATAGAATGATTAAAGAAGCTGGATTTTAAATAAAAGGTATGTTTCAAGCTATAGGAAAAGAGATTATAACGAAGCTAAGTGCTTCTGCAAACTTTATCGCTGCTAATGGTAGTAATAAGGTCTTTCCTGTTATTATACCTCAAGGTGTAACCTATCCATCTACTACGTTCGAAATAATGAACGTCAGTAACTTCTTATCAAAAGGTAGCTCATTAAACTCGTGCGATGTTTCAATTCGTATCGCTTGTTTTGCAGATAGTTACTTAACGACTTATAATCAAGCTAAAGCAACTGTAGAAGCTTTAGATATGGTTACCGTAACTTATACCGAAGATGGTATAGGGTACACAGCTAAATTTAGATTCGAAACATTAGATGACGAATACTTTAAAGGTGCTGAGAAATTCTACAAAAACGTAATATTCAATTGTTTAATAATTAAAAACTAACATAAAATGGCAATTCAAAACGCAACAGCAGTAACACTATCGATAGGTGCTGAAGTAATGGCTCACGCTACAAGTGCTTCTTTCTCTATTAGTAGAGATTTACGAGACTCAACAACTAAATCTTCTTTAGGGTGGCAAGAGAACCTAGCAGGTTTAATGTCGTGGGAAATGAGTGGGGATGCTTTCGTTGATATAGCAGCAACCGATGCTTCAATGGCAGATTGCTTTACTTTATTAACTACAGGAGTAGCTGTAGCAGTAGTATTTACTGTAGGGACTGCTGGAGATACTTATTCAGGTGAAGCTTTTGTAACAAGCATTTCATCTGATGCAGGTATCGAAGAAAACGCAACCTTCTCTTTATCTCTTACAGGGACAAAAGACTTAGAGCAAATAGAAGCATAGTATTAACAATTCAAAAAAGGTAGAGAATTATGAAAAAAGTAGAGATAGGTGGTCAAGAGAGACCGATTCGATTTAGTTATTTTTGTTTACAAGCAATTTGTAACAAGTTAGGTTTAAAGCTAAACGAACTAAATCAACTAGGAACTGAGATAGACCACATCGGAATTATCGCTTACTACGGATTAAAATACGGAGCAAGAAAAGCTGGTGATAAGTTTACTTATAAAATAGTAGACGTTGAGCAATGGCTTGATGATGAAGATTTTGGTAAGATTAGTGAAATTTTCGAAGCCTTTCAACTCGACCAACCTCAGAGCGAGGGAAAGTAGTTGAGGGAGAGGAAGTTAACTCTGACGAAGGTGATATAAATTGGGATAAACTTGAAGAGATAGGATTAGGACAGATGGAGTTAGCTTATGATGAATTATATGGGCTAACTCCTCGTTCTTTTAATAACAAAATCAAAGGTGCCCAAGCACTTAGGGATGAATCACTTAGAGAGAGCTGGGAGCAAACTAGAATCCTTATGGTGACTACTTTAATGCCCCACTCTAAAAAGAAATTAAGAGCAGAAGATGTGCTACCCCTCCCTTGGGATAATAAAAAATCTAAGAAGAAAATTACAATAGCTACCCCAGAGCAAATAGCAAAAGATGTAGCTCGTCACAAGAAAATACTACTTAAAAATAAATCTTAATGGGTTCAGTTAAAACCATATCGATAATTGTAGCTGCCAATATAAAAGGGCTAGAATCAGGTTTAGGTAAAGCAAATAAATCGCTTGCTAAATTCGCTTCGGGTGCAGCTCGTATGGGCTCAATGATGTCTTTTGGTATTACAGCTCCTTTAATGGCTTTAGGTAAATCAGCTTTCGATGCGTTCTCGAATTTCGAGGATGGAATGATGAAGGTTAGAGCTGTTACTTCGGCTTCTGTAGGTGATTTTAAAATGCTTACAGATGAAGCTAAGAGACTAGGAGCCACCACTCAGTATACGGCACAGCAAGTTGCTGACCTTCAATTAGTGTTAGGTCGTAAAGGTTTTGACCCTACCCAAATAAAAGGGATGGAACAAGCTATTTTAGACTTAGCTTTAGCTACAGGAGAGGATTTATCTCTAGCAGCTGACGTTGTATCTTCATCTATAAACGCTTTCGGAAAAGATGCTTCGGACGCTGCTTCTGTTGCCAACACACTCGCTTCGGCTGCTGCAAACTCTTCTATACAACTTAGCACATTTTCAACTGCATTCGGTCACGCTGGTGCATCTGCTAGTGCTGTAGGCGTTGATATAGAAGAACTATCTGCTATGATGGGTGTTCTTATGGATAATGGTATTAAAGCTTCTAAAGCAGGTACAGGTCTAAGAACAGCGTTCTCTAAATTAAACGAAGAAGGGGTACCATTTAAAGAAACTTTAGATAAGTTGTCTAGTGGTCAAATGACCCTAAATGATGCGACTAAATTAGTTGGTCGTACAGGGGCAAATCAATTACTGATATTATCTAAGAATAGAGATAAGGTTAAGGAGTTAACCAACGAGTATAAAACAAATACAGGCGAATTAGCTAGAATGGCTAAACTTATGGGTTCTACGGCGAAAGCTAAAGTAGCCTTAATGGGTTCGGCAATAGAAGGAATGAAAATTGAGGTAGGAGCTTTGTTATACGAAGCTATAACTCCTATTATAAAAGGAATTACAGACTTAGCTACTAAATTTACGGATTTAAGCGTTAAAGCTAAGCAAAATATAATAATATTTGGTGGTATTATAGCTGCAATCGGACCTGTATTACTGATAGTCGCTGGATTGACTTCGTTGTTTGGGGTTTTAGGTACAGTTATAGCAGCTTTGACTAGTCCTATTGGTTTAGCTATTGCTGCTATAGTTGCTATTCCTATTGCACTAAAGTATGTTTTAGATAATTGGGATGCTTTTGCTGAAAGGTTAGGTGATTGGAGTTGGTGGAAAAACGCTATAATTCAAGTTTTACAATGGCTTGTTGAGTACAACCCTTTTAATCTTATATTAGAGGGTGCTCAAAAGTTATACGACTTTTTAGGTATAGAATCTGAGGTGTTTAATCCGTTTGATGGATTAGTTGATTCTTTAGAAGGGTTAAAGGACGAAACTAAGGAATATAAGACTGAATTTGGTAGCTTAATGGATTCTATCAAAGATGGATTAGATGGTTTAGGTGTTGATTTAAGTTCGTTTAATATATTTGGAAGCTCAGGTGGTGGTTCAGTAAAACCGATAGAACTTCCTGTCATTCCAACAATAGATACCAGCTCGGTAAGAGATTTGGAAGATGAATTAGACGAAGAAGATGTTGAAATAGAAATATCTGCTAAAATGAAGTTTGAAAGCTTTATGTCTGATTTAAGTAAAAACTTAGAGGGAGCTGCTTCTGCTGTAACTAAGTTCGCTGACAAGTGGGGAGATGCAATCGGAATCGGTTTAGATGTAATTAACCAAGGTTTAGACAACCAAATGGTTAAGTTAGAAAACAACTACGCTAAAGAGTCTGAGTTGATAAATAACTCAGCAATGAATGACGAGCAAAAAGCAGCAGCTCAGAAAGTATTAGATGATAAAATGGCTACAGAAAAGGGTAAAATCCTTCGTAAGCAAGCTATAATGGAAAAGGCAGCCGCTTTAATTTCTGCTACTATAAATGGTGCTCAAGCGATTACAAAGGTAGCTGGTCAAACAGGTATCGGAGCGATTGCAGCAGCCCCAATGATGTCAGCTTTAGTTGGTGCTCAGATAGCTATGATTGCTGCGGCTCCAATTCCTGCGTTCGCTCAGGGTGGACTTGTTACAGGAGCTACAATGGGTCTAGTAGGTGAAGGTCGAGGAACTACGATGAGTAATCCAGAAGTAATAGCACCTTTAGATAAACTTAAAGGAATG